CTGGTGTTGGACCCAACTCAGTAACATAGTTACGTTTTGGACCTTTTAATGGATATCCGATCGATGTGTTAAGTGGTATTGCATCAAGGAATTTCTTCCCCGGCACTCCACACAAATTCTCTTCATCTGTCAATGGACGCGTGTCCTTCCACAAATCACTCTTAAACAAGGGTAACAAATCTTCTTTGTAATCCTTTACGGCTGTCATAAGCAATTGTGGATCATATTGTTGCGCAGGTTCTGCCATGCTTGACAAACATTTCTGCCATCCATAATACTGTGGTTCTTCAACAGGAGGACCATATATATTTGGAGCATCCATCACGTCTGCAACATGTTCACTCATCTTTGTAGTTTTAACGTTTGATTTGAATGTTGTCATCCCTGGACAATTACCATAATACTCAATTTGAGAATCTTCAGGCATATAGTTCAAAGGACTCTTCGGATGCAAATCAGTACCAGTTAATACATTCACACCTAAAACCTGAGTTTCAAAGTGTTCAGCACTACCTGATACTAATACACCGTCAATTTCGTTTAAACTTTCAATTGCATTGTCAATCTCACCTCTATAGAGTATGCCAGCACATCCACGTGGAGTACCAGCCATGCCACCAAGGTGAATTCCAAGTATCAAAGGTTTGCGTTTTGCAACCAAAACAGCACCACACAAACCTTTAAAAGTATGCATTGTCAAAGATTTATACATCAACCCAACAAAATCTGCAACACCATTACTCGTCAGTCCAACATCTGCAAGACCACTAGCATCCAAAATACTCCCGTCCTTATCACGCCATCTGAGCGCGAATTCCGCCGATGATAACGTGTTGACAGGTAAATATTTACGCAAATCCTTACAGGAACCTCCAGATGCAGAATAACAAATTCGTATATCTGAATTGGGTAAAAGTATACTCTGTGCTACACTAAGTTTAACAGAGAACTTCCCACCTGATGTATCCGGGTTCTTTTTCCGAAAAGTAACATCCAACACTGGTTGTCTAAAGTAATGATTTGGTATAACGACAACGTTCGAAGTTAAGAACAATCCATTAACACGGAGTATCTTTTGATCGACAATTGTAGTTCCATACACCAAATTCTTCTCGACTAAACCAAGCAGTTGTTCAGAAGTCGCATTTGCAGCCAAGGGATTCAAC